TTCTTCAATTGCAGGTGCGGTTTCTTTGCTTGTTCTTGCCATAATTGTAAAGTTTAAGACAAGGAGGATTCAAGCTCCTCCTTGCCAGGTTTCACTTATGCGTATTTGAAAGGAATGTGAGCTGTGATTTCCTTCGGACGAACGATGTTGATGTCCATCTTGATGAGCATCTTAAAGAAGTACAATTCAGAGTTAGCCTGGAGCTTTTCAACCTGAAGTACGTTTTCATCGTTTGCATAGTCAACACCCATCCAAAGGTTAGAATCCATTCCAGTGGTGAAGCAACCCATGAGGATTGTATCATCAGGCAATGCAGTCATAGGGATGATGCGCTTGCCCTGGAAACGATGCTGGTTTTCATCACGGTTGTCGTTGTACTTGAATGTCTTGTCTGACAAGTACTTGTTATAAGCATCCCAAGACTTGTAGTCCATCAAGATAACCAAACCTTGCTTCTTGCGTACCTTCGGTTCAGTAGCCTGCCACATAGCGTACAATTCAGCTTCAACAGCTGCACCGTCAGCAAATGCACCAGTACCTGCAACCTTGATTTGACCGCACTTTGCATCTTCCGATTCAGCTGGAGCGGCAGCGTTCATCAACATACGCATGATGGCACCATTGAAGTACTTCATTGGACCAGCAGCATCTTCACTACCGATTTCTGTAGCACCGGCAGCAACATTGCCATCAGCACTTGCAACCTTGGCAGCTTCTGTAGGAGTTGCAGCACACCAGATAGCGTGGTTGATATATTCAACCTTGCGTTCCAACAACAAACGAATCATGGTTGACTGAACCTTCGGATTCAATTCACGGAATACCAAGTTGCCGTTCGGCTGGAATGGCTTGTAGTATTGTTCGAAGTCACGTGGGTTGAATTCCATGTAAACCATGAAATCGTTCGGTTCCAAGTAACGTTCTGCAAATTCGTACTGACCCACTGACTTGCTGGAATCAGGAGTTGCCACATGGTCTTGGATAATCTTGCCAAGCTGAACACTAGGAAGAGCATACTTCTTCTGAATGCCAGACTTGATGTGAATAAGACCTTCCTTATAAGTCTCGTTCTCTTGAGCGGTGTAGGTCAGGAGGTCCGCTAAAACCTCACCAGTATAGTTACTCTGACCTGCATTAAAAGTAAATGCACCCATTTTCTATGATTTTTAAATGATTAAAACTTGTATTTCTTAGTCGAGTGTACGGAACTTGAAGTCCTTTCCTACAACTTCGTCAACCTTTGCATTGACTTGTTCTTCAGCTGTCTTCATTTCAGCTTCAGCCTTACCCTTGTTTGCTTCAGAAACGATGTTGCCGAGATTGTCACGTGCAGGAATCTTAGCCAAGATGCTTTCTGCAAGAGCGAAGTCGTTCTGAGCAATCTTGATGTAGGTTTCCTTTTCGTCCTGATTGATTTTGCATTCAGCGATTGCCTTGTCAATGAGGGCGTTAACCTTTTCTGTCTTTGCAGCTTCTTCTGCGTCCTTGTACTGCTTCAATGAAGCATTAGCCTTTTCCAAGTCGGCTGTCAAGTTCTTAACCGATGTCTGAGCACCAGCCAATTCTGCTTGAGCCTTAGTCAACTGATTCTTAGTATCTTCGAAAGACTTTACAAGACCATCGTACTTTTCAGCCTTAGCCTTCAAGTCAGCAATCTGAGCAGATACGTTTTCAGCTGTTGCCTTTTCTCCAGTCAAACCGAAGAGGGCGGCGATAACATTGATTTCGTTCTTTTCCATTTTTGTAAACTTTAGTTGATTATTATCTTTTTCGTTAATAGTTTCCGGTTGGAATTGTGGAGTGGCTAAGCCCAGTACAGCCTTGATTTTCGATACATCCTTGACATCCTTCAAAGCAGCCTGAATTTGGTCACGGATTGCTTTAGGTGTTTCAATCACATTTTCAGCCTTGACAAAACCCTTTTCTACAGCTTGGGCGGCATTAAGGAATGTTCCGTCATTTCCTTCCTTACCATCCATGATGTCCTGAACTTCTTCTTCGCTCAGGCCGAAACGCTTGATATAGATTGTTTTGAGCTGGTGGGTAAAGGCATCAGTAACTTGCGTATATTCCTTTTCACCATTGTTGTCACAGAATGGGTTGTGAATCATCAGAAGCGCATAATCTTTCATGTAAAGTTCATCGCCAGCTGCCCAAATGATTGACCCCATAGAGGCTGCAAGAGCATCGTTGATACACTTTGTAGGAATCTTGCAATCCATGATTTTTGAAAAGACGCTCATACCTTCCACGCAACTGCCACCAGCTGAATTGATATGAATTCGGATTTCTGACGGGTTAACGTAATTGACAAGGTAGTCGAATTCCCACAAGAAACTATCGACACTCCAGTAGTCCGCATCGGTGTAGAAACAAATGTCAGCCGGGCTTCCAGCGCAACACTTTCCCTTAATGAATTTGAACTCTTTGTTTGCCATTTTGATTTTGTTTATTGATAATAGTAAGGATTTTTTATTTTTATGGATAAAAAATTTACAACAACCTTATTTTCAGGGGGTTGCTGTAAATTTCACGTTATCCGATAAAGCCCGTAGCTTCATCGTATTTTTTAGGATGGTCGAGGTTGTTATGTCCTTCAGGATTAACGCCTTCAATGGTTTTGTCCTGGTCGGCATGATTAGTAAAAGGAGGGCATACGAACTTCTTATAAACCTTGTTCCGTGTCACCCAAATGTTCCGTTGCTTGAACCACACTTCATAAGTCATCCAACAAGGCTGCAAGGCATCATCAAAGCTTTCCATAGGGTCGATGTACTGCAATTGACAGCGTTCCTGCAAGCACGGATAATTCGGTACATTTTCCTGAATGGTCTGATGTATACGTTCAGCAACGTAATACACGTCCATGTCATGACCTTCATCATGGTTGTTCAATCTGTTCAGAATGAATCTGATTCTCAATGTGGCACGTCCTTCATTGATACGTGCCTGTTGCACCAAGTATCTCCATTCGATGAAATGCACAAAAGCAGCAGGAAATCCTATCGTTTCTTCAAGGTTTCCATTCGGGCTGATGATTCTTTCATACTGGCCGTCACTGACTTGTACTGTGCGGAATATGGCAGGACTATCGGGAACGCCATATTCCCAAGTGACTTTCCTGAGTATTTCCTTCATGGCAGTCAACACATCAATCGGTCCGTTCGCTTCAACCTGCATCGGAACTGGAACAGGTTCTTGCTTGACGGGCTTCTTGGTGGCTGTTGCACTGCTTTTGTTACCACTGATGACCTTATTGTCTTTCTTGTCTACAATCATCTTTATCTGTTTTATTGATAATAGACTATACCTTCTTGATTAAGAATACATTATCGAACAGATATTGCTTCATGATGGACAATGCGAATGTGTCAATCTTGTCTGAGTGACCCATGAATTGTCTTTGGATATATGGTTTTGGTCGTCTGCCTCTGAAGCCCTTGCCATAAGTATCTCCTGGTCGTGGATTATTGTGGTAGCCAGCATAACAGACAGAAAGCTTCTTATGATGTGAAGGATTCGCTTTTACAATATCAGTATAAATACGTGTAAGTCCCTTGCTCTCATTTTCATTCAATTTGATTGAACGATACAGATCGCCATACTCTTTCAATATTCTTGAACCGGTTCTTCTCTTTGCTCGCTTTTTCAAAGTATAGTTTGACAATGCAGGCCATTTATGTGACCCGGTTGACCAAAACTGTTGATACTTGAATGACTCCTGGAAGACCTTTATTGCCCTGTGACCAACGACAACCCTAAACTTTTCAGCGTTTACTTGCATGTAATGAATGGCGATTTGAAGATGTCTTGTCCATTCCTTACTGCCATGCAATATAACGCCCTTACCAATGCTTGATTTTCCAATATCCTTCTTGCTAAGTTGGTTGCGCATCGAACCCCATTGCCTTGTAGAAGAATCCTTTGTCGGGCTATCAACTTTTCCATAAACAGCACGATGCCATCCATATTCGGGGTTCTTACCACCAGTCAAACCAAGTGGACGTGAAGCTTTTATAAAACTGTCACTTTTTAAAGAAGATGAATTGAAAAACTTGTTGTATTTTGAAGGCATTGCCAGTGACTTACTTCTAGTCCTGACAGTGCCTTGAACATGCCCCATGGATTCTCTCCATTGTTTGAGTACCCTGGGGTTGGTCACTTCGCTTCCACCTTTAACATAAAGTTTTCCGGTGGCTTTACTATATTCGTATTTTGAGGGGTCAAACTTCTTAGCCATAGTATTGTTCCTTTATGCGTGTAACAAAACCTTGCAGCATATCCTTATCCTCTTCCTTGACCTGGAAGTATGAATGTGATGGACCGAATATCCTGCCACAAGTAGCCAATGATTCACTGAACACGTCACTCAGTTGTTTAGGCTTCTGAATTTTACTTGCAGAACCCATGACTTTCTTGACATCAGCTTGTTTTGCCCTCACATCAAGAACTTCAAGGAAACAACGGCAGTTCCACTCAATAGGCGGTATCATCCAGGAAGGAAATTCATCTCTTGGTGCTGCATACCCTTGGAGTTCCATGTGCCAAGGACGGACTTTAGCGTCATTCTGTGTCCAATAGACCACATAGTCACGGCTGCCCATACCTATCCAACGTCCGGCGACCATAGCTGCATATTCAATGTCCGAGTTCTCGATTGCAGCATAAGTATCATTATACTTTTCACACAATGCTTCCAGTTCCTCATATTCTTCCGAATTGAAGTCTATCTCATCGTCATCGCATAATTCAAGAACTTCCTGATACAATTGGTATTCTTCACATACGGCAAAATCAATGAGATTGTTTACAGCTGCAATTATACGGTCACGCAAATCCTTATCATGCTGGGTCAGATTCTCGTCATTCATATTTTTAAGAAGCATAAGCGCTTCATCCACATCAATGTTCAATCCTCTGAAAGCGTGGTTGATAGCCAATTCCGCTCTCAATTCTGCAAGCGCATACAATGCTTCTTCCTTCGTATCGGAATTGATGTTCTTCAGTAAAGCTATAAACAAGGCAAGCAACTCCTTATACTCGCTTTCATGCTGAAGTTTTTCTTCATCAGTCATGGAAGCTTGTATGTTCTTGGAGAGTTCAGAGGTGCAACCGCCTTTTATTGCACCCCTGACAGAAAATTTATCTTGTTTCTTGGATGACCATAACGTTTTTCATACTCTTCATCACTCATGCGGACAATTCCATCCGGGTCATCATCACCGCCACCAACAGTTGAGCCATTGTTGCCAGTTTCGAAATTTCGTTGTTTTCCGACTTCGATACCCCATTCCTTGTTGATTTCTTCAGCATCGATTTCGTATTTGTTGGTAAGCATATCATAGAGCTTGATTTTATTCTCATCAGACATTTCAATCTTATTGCTGTATTTGAAGAACACATCAGGGGAAATGATTTTCCAATACTTCAGAATCGGGAGAACTTGTTCATTCATGATATTCTCCACGTTGGTTCTGTATGTGTTGATTCTAGCACGGAAAATGTCTTCATGAGCTTTGGTGGAACCTACATAGGACTGCATACCACCAGCCATAGATTCAGAACCTAGAATAAGATTTGAAACTTCCTTGTTTACATAATGGATAAGTGAATCATAAATCTTTTCTGAGTTGGACATAGTAAATGCCTTGATGTCAATTTCATCATCTTTACCAGTCACCAAAACCTTGTTCTGTGCTGCCGATGCAATCTTGTTTGCAAGTCTCTGGCGTGATTCGTTGTCTTCAGCACCAGTCTTTCCATGGATAATCGGTTGACCATAAGTATGGCTGAAGTTCACCCAATTACTCAATGTATATTTCTGAGCGAGAATCAAGGGTGTTGTAGCAGCAAACAATCCGAATCCTCCGGTATTAATCAGGACATAATTATGTTTGTATTGTTCGGCGTTCAAGTCCCATCCAGGGTTCCACCGGTGCCAATACTTCACTACACGTTGTTGGTCAGGAAGCACACATCTTCTTTCGATGCAGTTCACTTCCTTCAACTTACCAGTGTCAGGGTCAACTTCCTGCATGATTTCAATTAATGTATAGCCATAAAGATACGCTTCAACAACCCCTCTGATAATCTTTTCAAACTGAGTGCCTTGACAGATTCTCGATTCTTTAGGGTCACGAATCCACTTTCCGTTAGCATCTTCCCTTGCCATCATGTATCGTTTGCCTATCAGTTGCGAATACAAGGTTTCGATTACACCTTGCAGATGGGCATTCTGAATGTAGCATGAATCATAAAGGTCAATAAGACGTGAGCGGTCATCAAGTACAGTTCCATCTTCCACTTGACTGACGATACTCTTGAATTGACATCTACGGGTCAGTTCTTCGGTATATTCCTGAATCGTCTTCTTCACAATGTTATAATGAGCCACAAGTGCTTCGTCAGTGAAAAACTGACCATTCGAATTGTTTTCTGTTCTTTTACGCATAATGTAATGTTTTTTTATTTCTTAATAGACA